CAACTGCTCAATGCGGTAGGGAATCGGCAGTTCCGGATTCACAAATTGCGAGAAGCGGACCACAATTTTTTCGTTCTCCACGACCACCCGGCCGCGACGCGACAAAGTCGCGGTGAAGAAGTCGTGCAAGGCGTTATAGTCAAATCGGATCCTAAAAATCTCTCCCGCGAGCTCAATCTGCATTTCGCACGGGATGCTGTTTTTATCGACTATGAGCCTATCAGGTACCGTCATATCAGCCTCCCATCTTGAGCCGCGCACCGACTTTCAGTGTCCGGAAATCCCCGCGCTTTGAAAAAGCCTCGGGATTTGCCGCCATGATATCCTCACAGCTTTTTCCCTCGCTCCGGTATGGCCCGTTTACCAGAGAGTAGATAGTATCTCCGGGCTTTACCGTGTGATACCGCGCGCCGTTGTCGTTCACCTCGACCGATTGCATGCCGAGGCTTACGGTCTCGCGCGCTTCGCGCGGCACATCCGCAGCCGCCACATATGCAGGAGCGGCGATGCGGATGCGCTTTAGGCTAAGCGAAAATTTGCAACCTCCGGCGATCTCCGCCGAAAAGCTCGGCGAAAAGCTTTGAATGATGCAGCTCCGGAGCGTTTGGCTGCCCGCGTACCGGAGCAGCTCTCCCGACCGCTCCCAGCTTTTTATAGTCGAGATAATGCTCTGATACTGCCTGCCTACAATCTCTCCGGAGACCGTGAGCTCTTCGGGCTCTGCTTTCACATGGTCCGTGATGTCAGCGCCCTGCTCTACCGCATGAGACGAAGCGGAGGCCGCCTGCGTGGTCTCCTCCGTCTCGACAAAGAGGTAGACCTTATGTGAACCAATTAAATAAGCCACGCTCTACCTCCTTACCCCATTGCGTAACCCGAGGAGCGGTTAAGTCCCTCAAAAGTCCTGTTCATTGCGTCACGAATCCAGCCCTCGACCTTGCGCCGGTTTGTATCCGTCGCGGCCGCGCCGTTCATATTGAGCGTGAACGACGGCGAATAATTGCTATTCGTAGTCGTGTTTCGCACCGTTCGCCCTGCAGCCACCGACCGCGGAGACATCTCGCCTCTCACGGCAGTGGTTACATTCTGCGCGGCTGCGCTCACCTGTCCCGCGGAGCGGTCGAGGCCCTTCACGAATCCCGCGCCGGTCATCTCGCCCGACCACTGCATCACACGGGACGGGCTGTGAATGTCAAGAGACGCGTTGATTGTGCTCTTGACTGCCGTCGCGATGCTCTGCGCTCTCGCGAGGATTAAGCCCTGCGACTGCATGAGGCCGTTCGCAAAGCCGAGTCCCGCGTTCATGCCGGACGCGGTAAGGTCGACCGCTGCAAAGGGTTCCTTGACCGCCGAGTCAACCACGCTCTGCGTCGTGCTCTGCAGAGTAGGCGTGTAGCCGGAGATGCTCTGATCAAGACTGCCAAGCATATCCTGCCCGGTCACGTCCGGCTGATACGCTGCAAGGCTCTCATCGAGGCCCGCGAGCATGTCCGCGCTGATATCCTCTGCCTTCGGTGCCGACTCCACCATAGCGGCGATACTGCGGTCCATAGCGTCCTGCGCAGCTGCCTGCGTAGCGTCTGCGCCCTCCGTGATGCCACTCGCCACGTCATCGGCTATCTGCCGCCCCGCCCCGTGTCCCTCGTTAGATAGGTCGTCAACTCCGGCCTTCACGCCGTCAATCAGCGCGAAAACCGCTGTTTTTGCGAGGTCCCAAAGTAGTCCCGGCAGATTCGTGAGAATGCTGCGGAGACCATCGAGAAGCGCCTTACCGAGCTCCGGAAGATTCACCACGATGCCGCGTACCAGATTTTTGAGCACTTCGCCGCCTGCCTTGATAATGCTGGGCACAGCTGCGCCGATGCCCTGAAACATCCCGCCGATTAGGTGAAGGCCCGCTCTCATCATCTGCGGGATGCCTTGCGCCGCTCCGGAGACCAGTGCTCCGACCGCTGCGACGCCCTTCGGGATAAGCTGCGGCAGGGCCGACGCAACCCCGGACACCATGCCGGTTAGCATCTGCACACCGCTCTCACCGACCTGCGGCAGCACCGAGGTCACACCGGAGATAAAGCTCCCGATAGCCTCAGTGCCGGTCTGCAGCATCGCCGGAAGCGAGGTCTTCGCAAAGGCTGCGACGCGCGGCAGAATATCGCGTGCAGCGGCAGCGGCTCTGGTCGGCAGCGCGGTCAGCATGCGCTGCATGGCAGTGGTTAGCTTCGGTAGCACTTCGGTCTGCAGCATCTTCGCTGCCTTTCCGAGCACCTTCGGAAGCGCCGCGGCAATCTGCTCAACGCGCGGTAAGATATTCTTAAAGACCGCCCCCGCTGCGTCTGCGACATCCGTAAAGAGCTGCCCTAAATCTGCGTTTTCGTCAGCAAGGCCTGCGACCAGATTCGAGTACGCGCCCTTCAGCATCCCGATCGAGCCGGAAATCGTGTCTGTCGCCTCGGCCTGCGTCGCGCCCGCAATTCCCATTTGCGTTTGCACATCATGGATTGCGGAGACGATATCCGCGTAATTTTTAATCTGATAATCGGTGTTTCTGCCAGCCGCTTTGTTCAGCCGGTTTGCATCATCGAGCAGGCGCTGCATCTCGGACTGCGTACCGCCATAGCCAAGCTTTAGATTGTCGAGCATCGTGAAATTCTGCTTGGCAAAACCGTTGTACGCGTTCTGGATGATCTCAATGTCGGAGCCCATTTTGTTGGCATTGTCCGACATATCGACAATCGCAGTTTTTGCCATTTGAGCGGCCTTTACCGTGTCACCGCCGAGCGAATTCGTGAGAGACGCTGCGAAGCTTGTCGCTGTCTCCATGTATTCATTCGCGGAGAGTCCTGCCTCTCGATATGCGGTCTTAGCGTCCTGCAAGATCTGATTCGCACCGGCAGACCCTTTGCCGCCGTATAGCGTCTCTACGCCGCCCTTAAGCTGCTCAGCGTCCGCAAAGGCAGAGAGCGCCTGCTTCCCGATAAAAGCGATGCCTGTGCCAAGCGCCGCAACTCCGGCGATAGTAGCCTTAAGGCTGATTCCGGCAAGCTTTTTAAGGCCGTTTGCCGCAAGCAGTCCGAGTTTCTTCGTGGCGCTTACGGCCGCCTTTGCGATGCCTTTAATTCCGGATACGATGCCGTGAAGGATATTCCTCGGCAAATTCACAACAAAATTCTTTGCGCCGGAGGCGAGACTCCGCATCTTGTTTGCCGCTGCCGCAAGCGCATTGCGCGGCAGGCTCGTGACAAAATTCTTCGCGGACTGCGCAGCTGCCTTAAGCGACGCGCCAAGCTTTTTTGTCTCGCCGGTAGAGCTTCGCACAGCGTCATTCGTCGCTTTCGTCGCCGCTTTCGCGGAGGAGAGCAAATCGCGCATGCTCTTGTCGACATCGCCAAGCGGATTTTTCGGGACGTCAAATGTAATTTTGACTACATCCTCGCGTACTACTGCCATTTACTCTCCTTCCTGCGCCTTGTTCATGAGGTCAATGTAATGATCCAGCGCCGCATTTGCCTCAGTGATTTCATTCGGTGTGAGGCGGCAGAATACCGTCTCATAGTCCATGTGTCCGTCAAAAATAAGCCTCCAATAGGCCCAGTTATCTCTTGCCCTTTGCCGGAGCTGCCTGCGGGTCTTCGGCGTTTCGAAATCGTCCGCGCATGACATCTGCGGCGAATTTCACGACTTCGGTGAGCTCCTCATCCGTGTCGAAGTCGTCCGGAGTAAGCCCCGACGGCTCCAGAAGGCCGCGCTTCAAGACATTCTTTGCGTATCGAGCATTGGACATGATGTCCGTGCCCGGAATGTAAGAATCGTCAATGCACTCCTGCCAAGCGCTTAAGCCGTTAAACTGCGCGACATAGGTCACGCCGTTGATTTCCTGAGTTCTCTGGTAAAATTTAGCCATTTACGCCTCCTTATCGGTCCGTGTAATCGAGGACCTGCACCTCAAAGCTTCGGTCGCCGAGCTTCTTGCCGACTTTGTTGTCCGCGCTCTTCTTGAGAAAAGCCTTCGTGCCGCCGACCTTCTCATTGGTGGACTTATTGACCACCCAGATGCCGAAAAGCTCCGTAGAGTCAGCGAGCCTCTTAAGCGGGGGAAGCTGCGGGCTCTGCGCCTGTACAGAGAATTTGATAGTGCCAAGCTGATTGCGGCTGCGGTTTACGACCACATCGCCCTGTGCGCCCACTACGGCCTCCGCGCCGTCCTCATCCTTCGAGCACTCCACGTCATCCTCACCGGTACAGGTGATGGCAAAAGTGCCGTAGCTCTTCGTACTGAGGGTGATAGATACGTCATTCGGGTCAAACTCGTATGCGTGCATTCTCTCAATCTCCTTTCGTTAGATGGTCACCGTGCCGTTAATCTCGGCGGTGTGAATCGCGCCTGCAAGCGTGAAAGTGAAGCGCCCGAGCGCGTAGCTGCGCTCCTTGCGGTCTGCCGCCTTCGTAGCGTCTACGCCGCCGAACTCGGTCGCATAGAGCGCCTCTCCCGCAGAGTTATGCGCGATCATGCCCATGTTGTCCGCCTGTTTAAGCACATTTGCGGTCACGCCCTCCAGCATGCCGATGCCGCGGTTGTCGTACGGCAGCTTCGGCGAGCCATTTAAGAGCTTCTGCGCGCCGGTCTCAATTCCCTGGATAATCCAGTCGAAAGAATCGACGATATCAAGGTACTCACCGGATGCAGCCTTGCCCTCAGTGGTCACAAGGTCGCCCGCCTTTCGCGCGATGGTATACGCGCAAGTGCCGCCGCTTCCGCTGCCGGTCGAGAGCGAGAGGATCTCTTCCTCGGTGCGCTCTGCATCCGGCTCAACGCCCTGCAGGATGATGTTTTTGTAGGTGAAACTGCCCGCGTCCATGCCCGCCGTTGCGCCGACAAGCGCCGCTGCAAGCTTCTGTCCATCGGAGTGCACACCGATCATCGTGCGCTCGCGCTTTGCGTATGCTGCGAGGCCGTCCGTTGCGTTGAGGACGGGGAAGTAGATTAAATCTCTTCTGCCCTCCACGTATGCGGACACATCGACGGCTGTATCGCCCCCGCCGAGCACTGCGACCACCTGCCGCACACCGGTCAGCTTTTTGAGCGTCTCCACAGCGCCGTCCGTGGTCTGGATGAGCGCGATACGGCGCGGCGCGTTGTCCTGTGCCTTCATGAGCACGAAGAGCTTGTACGCCTCGCTGCCCTCGGCAAAGCCTGCGAGCTTTACCTCGCTTGCGGTCGCGCACTCGTGATATGCCACTGTGCTGTCTGCATGGCTCACAAGAATCAGCGGGATGCCGAAGCCATCGGTGCCCGCTCCGCTCGTAAGCTTAATCTTTACATTGACATCAAGTGCCATTTAGATCTCCTTTCTCTGAATCTCCGCAGTCTGGATGCGCTCTCCGGTACTCGGCAGCACATTCATTGCGGAAAATCTCACGTCAAAGCCTTTCCGGAATTCATACTCAATCGTGATCAGGCTGTCCCGCTGATTGATATCCATCACCTCAAGCGGCGCAATGCCCTGCTCTTTGAGATAGGCTCTTCCGGAAACGCGAAACCAATCTGCGAGCGCCTGCGCCTTTTCCCAGCAGAGCGTGTCATTGTCGGCCTGCACCGTCCAAGACATTGTGATAACAGCCGGCTTAAATTCCTCTGCTTCCGTCCGCCCGTAGCTTCCACCGCTCTCGGCGATTGATGTAATCGAAAAGCTCGCGTACGGATACGGCGGGACATGCCCGGTCTGATTCGCCTTTACGGCAATTAGTCCAAGGTCCTTTTTGATGCCGTCACAGATTGCCTTATTGAAGTCCTGAATCCCTTTTTTAAGCATCGAAGCTATCCACCCTTTTCAGCGTGTAGCGGCTCACGTCCGCATAGTCCTCGGCGAGCAGCTCCGCCCCCTCGACCTTGTAGGTCTTGCCCTTATGCGCCACATAGTAGGTGCAAGCCTTGTCGTCGAGGTCGATGCTGTCATCGGCCTTCCGGATATAAAAATCGCGGTCGCTTGTCGTAAGCGCGCCGCCGGACTGGTAAATCTTCCCCTGAGAGAGCGGGACGATTGCAGCGTTCACCGCTTTTCTTTCCGGCTCTCCGCGCACATATTCGCCGCCCTCATAGCCTCCGCCGCGCAGGGCTACGATTTCACAGGCGACAGCGTATTTTTTCACAAGGTCTGCAAAGTGAAACACGCCTACTCCTTTCTGTACTCAATCGCAGCAATCATGCCGCCCGTGTCCACCAGCGGGTTTGAACTGCCCTTCTGCTCTACCGTAAAGGGATGATTCGGCGGCGCTGACAGGTCACGGGCATACTGCTGTATCAGGCCGCGGGCGGTCATTCCGACATCGTCAAGGAGCACTTCCGCGGTGAAACGCCCCGCGGCAAGCTCGCCTATGTCTCTGTCTACAATCGCTTTGATTTCTGCGCTCTTAGCGTCAAATCCTGCACGCAAAAAAGACCGCTCCGGAATCACGATTACTGTCGTAGTCGCTTTCAGGTGCAGTCCTTTTCGTGCAAGGAATTTTCGCATTTTTTCTGTTACCGGTATCCGGCAGCCGTACTCATGGATGCCCGCGATATACGCCTGCTCGCCGTCAAAAACACCGATCGACACCGACCGGCCGGAGAGAGCATCTACATTCTCGATGATGCCAGGCAAAAGGTTGAACTTCGTCTCGTAGGTTACCGCCATCACACCCACCTTGACCGCGGCATGGAAATCTTTACACCGCCGGTGTAATGCCCGCGGAGTAGCTGCCGAATGAGCAGCATCAGCGCGCCGCTCATGTCGCTCGAGGCCGCGTAGCTTTTGGACATCCCGCCGATTGACTCGGAGCTGACACCGGACAGAGTACCGCCGGAGCTCATGATTTCCATGAATTTCAGGATAAAAAGCCGCGCAGAGGGCGGCAGTGCCGCCACCTCTATAATGCTGCCTTCTGTCAGCCGGAAATCCGTGTTGTCGCTGAGCCAGTCAAGCGCAGCGGCAAAATCCAGCTCTCTGCCTTCTGCGAGGTCGCCCGTTTGGTATCCCATCGCCTCGATATTTGCCGCTGTGAGCTGGATCATCCCTTTGCCCTACTCTTCTTCTTGCCTGCCGGTGCCTCAGTCTGCTCTGCGGTCTGCTCTGCGGTCTGCTCTGCGGTCTGCTGCTCTACCTGACTCTCGGCCTCAGCCTCCGCAGCTGCGCGGCGCGCAGCGGCCTGTCGCCGCCGCAGGTTGAAAAATGTCGCGCTCATGGCTCGCCTCAGACCTTGTGGCGGAGGCACACGATCGGCACATTCTTCGCGTCCTTCACCAACTGCCAGTTGCTTGCCGTCGCAAGGTCGCCGTTCGTCGCGTAGGCCTTCGACGGGGTGCCCGTGAAAGAGACGCCGTTCGGATGCAGCACGAATGCCTTTCTGTTGATGAGGAAGTCCTCGGCCTTCAGCTTGTCGCGATCGGTCTCAGTCGAAATAAGACCGCTCGGCGCGCCGCTGTCTCTCGTAAATGCCCCCGCGCCGATGAGGTAGGTGTCATACACTCCGGAGTTCACCGGCAGCGAGTCGTCCACAATGACGCGGTAGCCGAGGTAGGTGTCAATCTTCACCTTGAGGTCGCTCGAGTACTCCGTCTCAATCTTCTGCTGCTTCTGCAGCTTCGTATAGGTCGCGGAGTGCATAGCGACCGCAGTAATCTTGTCGTACGCGTCACCCATCAGGTTCTTCGCGTCAAGCGTTGCGTCCACGCCAATCATGGCAGCGGCGCCGGACTGCGTCGAGATGTCCAGCATGTGATTCGTGGCCAGCACACCGGACGCGCCGAAAAGACCCTTGAGCACGTTGATAAAGATAGCCTGCTCTCTCTCAAGCCACCAGTCCGAGACCATGTTCATGATTGCCGCCATCGGGTCAGAGCCACCCTTCACGCGTGCAAGGTCGGTCGCGCCCCATGCCTTCTGTCTAATCAGAAGCGTAGCGCGCTCGTTTCCCGTCTGCACACCGTCCGGAGTGAGCGCATCCTCGCCGAAAATCTCATCGTCTCCGGAGAGCGGCTTGTAGAACGGCATCGTGATCATGTTGCCGCCCTGCGGGGTGCCGTTAATCACCTGTGCGACCCTTGTGTCCGGAGCCGCGACACCCGACTGCACAAGTGCGGACTTCTCCGTGGTTCGCTCATTCACATAGGTGGTGAAATGCTCCGGTACGATTACCATGTCTGCAAACTTCGTAATTGCCATTATCTAATCTCCCTTCGTTAGTTGGCGTCAGCCGCCGCCATGAGAGCCTTTGCTCTCTCGGGGTCTGTCGCCAGAATTTCCATCTGTTTCGAGTAGTTGATGTTTCCCTTCGCCCAGGGGTTACCCTTGGCGTCCACTGCGCTGCCGCCCTTTCTCGGCTCGCCGCCTCCGTTCTGGAAGCGCGCCTTTACCTTATCGGCGACAAGCTTGTCGATGAGATCCGCGAAAGATTTGACGCGCGCTTTCGTGTCGTCTTCGTCCGCGCCGAGCACCAAAGAGACGATATCGTCCGCGATGTCAAGACCCGCGGCCTTCAACTCCTGCGCCGCGAGGTAGCGGTTCTTCATTTCCGCGAATTCCTTCTGCTGCGCCGCGAGCTTGTCTGCGGCTTCCTTCCGCTCGAGCTCCTTCCGCTCGTCCTCAGTGAGCTTCGCTTTCTTAAGCTCTTCCAGAGCGGCTTTCAGCTCTTCGTACTGCCGCTTGCTGTCCTCAAGCTCCTTCTTCTTTGCGTTGCCGACGCGGTTCGCCGCGCGGTCTCGCTCCGACTGCAGCATCTTCTCGACAGCTGCCTGCGTCTTCTCGTCGAGCCCTGCAAGCGGGTCTTCCGGATCCGGGTCCGCGCCGTCCGGCTCTCCCGTGTCATCCTCACAGGTCGGCAGGAGCTCCTTATACTCCTCCTCTGTGACTGCTCCGCTCTTCAAAAGCTCATCCAGTTTCGTCTTCTTCATACTGCTCCTCTCTGAGTGCTATCTTCGATAGCCCACGTGTGTTTTTCGGAGTGCGCGCCTCTTCCCCACCTTCCGGAGTGTCCGCCGGTGCGCCCACCAGTGCATCAAAAAAGCAC